CCTCTCAACTATCGCGCCTGAATTTTCGGCAGTTACTTGCTCTTGATGGTGGTAGTGACCTGTGTGGATATAGCAGTATTTAGCCTGTCCCCACATTGACCTGTATCTAGCGTCTGAGCTAAACACGGCAGGCAATGCGCCTATTTTCTTTTTATGCCCGTGGTGAAAGCCCAGCATTATCTCGCCATGCAGGTGCGCGTAGTACGGGAACTCGGTATCGTCTACCTCTAGCCTTGGGTTGTTTTTGTAGATAACCTTAGCTGCCTTTCTAAGCCACGCAGAGCCGCTTTCGTCATGGTTGCCCTCGCAGACTATTAGCTTTACAGCTTTATGCTTGGTTAACAGTATCTCAACGCATTGCATGGTCACTGACAACGCCATCTCGATCAGCTTACCGTAGCGCGTATCAGCATCTAGTACATGTTTAGATATCGGTGTAACTGGCAAAAGGCCATCCCAGTGCAGGAAGTCGCCTTGCAGGTTAAGTATCGCAAGCTCGCTATTGGGTGAGCCATCAGCCATTCTAGTAATTGCAGAAAGTGCCTCATGCTCTGCTATAGACATATCCCAGTCATCGCCAGTCTCAGCGGCCCAGCTATACATACCCAAGTGGAAATCCGTCAAGGTGTAAAGGGTAAGTAGCTCTGAGTCATGGCCCTTAGCAGCTTTGATCTTTGGGGCTGGCTTCCATTCGAATCCTTCTATAGCGTCTACAATTTGATCTCTGCTTAAACCTTTGGCTCTCTCCTGTATAACCCATTGCAAGGCTTGGGAGCCATCTTCTTTGTAAGCAGTAGATATTCGCTTTGCTTCAAAGCCCTCTGCGGTCTGGTGGGTTAGGTCTCTGTGTGGAGCTATGCCCTGAGTAGCTGCATACTTCTCCAACCTCCTGAGCATAACGTCGATAGTTCGCCTGCCGCATTTTAACTTCTTCGATGCCTTGTTTGCCGATCCAAACTCAATTACTGCGTCTAATACTTCGTGATGTCTTTCGGTAGTTGCGAATTCCTTTAATACCCTTGGGTCTATCTTACTCACTACGCCTCCTGCTGGGCTTGTAGCTCGGCATACTCGCTGTCTGCGGGTATTGATAACCGAATGCCCTGCTTGGTAGCCCAATGATAGACGTTATCAAGAAAGTGTACAAATTCGCCTTTTGTTAGCTTGCTGGTGCTTTTTACTTGCTCTGGGATGTGCTGGTTACCAATCGAGTAACTAGCAGTTCCTAAAAACCGCTTTTTTAACCACAGCTTCCATACCTCGGCAGGCTCTTCGTGATCAATCTTGTGGCCCTTGTCTTCCATTGCGTTAGCTATCTCCCTGTACCAGATATGGGACATAGCATTCTGGCTTAGGCTTCTAGGGTTTTCATAAGGGTGTAGCTTGACTGCCAAAGGCGTGCTGTAGTCCCAGCCTTGCATCCGTTTAATAATATGAGGCAGCCTTTTCTCTAACTCTTCTTTGCTGCTTACCTTTACATGATCGCCCTGAGTCACAGCTTCACCCGTAACCACTTAGCCATTAAGCGTTCTGAACTGTTTTCTAGCCTGCTGGCTGTCCTGACTCTTTCTCTCGCTGCCCGATCATAACCCAAGTTATTTTTCTGGAAAGCAAAAGTACCTTTTAAGTGTTTAGGCTCACAGTATTGAGCGCCATAAAGCCTGCCCTTAAGGGTGCTGTATTTAATCTCACTCTCATTTGAATCATTGCAAACCTTTACATACTCAGCAATCGTGTAGCACTTGCCGTTTTGCAGTATAGGATGCTCTCCCTTAAACTCTACTAACCTTTTTGCATTCTTGCTACGCATTCTTCAATTCTCCGTCCCAGTAAAAACCGTATCTATTTAAATAAACCTGCTGCATCATTATTTTTTCTTCCCCTGATAAAAAGCTAACGTCAGCCAAACTTTCATCGATAGGCCTACTACGTATACTAGCCGACCTTCTTCTATACTTTGCTGCAAACTCTGCTTCTTGTGACTTTTGTATCTTAGTAGATTCACCGCCACGTTCTTCGGCAGTATTAAGCCACCGCTGGCAAAAACTTTGTATGCCTCCTTTTGTTTTGCGCTTTTTAGGGTTTGCGTCACACCACAAATCCATCTTGACTAATTCTCTGTCAACATTGACCTTACCCTTGTAGTGTTCTTTCCACTTAATGACCAGTTCGTCAGATGGCTCCCAATTTTCACCATTATTTAATAACATTATTCACCCCCGTGATAGCTATTCTTTCTAGTGCGGAAACTAAACAGATTGCAATGCTCTGGATAATCTTGAACAAACTTTCTTGCGTAGTGACTGATCCAGCCGTCGTCTATCTTAAACTGGCTGTCAGATTCCTCAATCATAGTCTCCCAGCGGATACGGTGAAAGATATTCTTTGCAGAATAATATGACCTTCTGGCTGCTACCTGCAATGCAAACTCCACAAACATATCATATATCTGAGGGTTGTCTTGATGGTGAGTTATAAAGTTTTCTTGTGACCATTTACCGTTCATGTTGACCTCCTACAGTCAGTGATTAATACTTTTTACAGGTGTATAAATACTCTTTGCCTTCATCAAGTTCATCGATAAATAATTTTACAAGTTTCCTGAACTCTTTGTTTTGAACCAAACACTGCTGAAAAATGTTATGTAAAGTCCAACCAGTAATCTCTACTGATCCATACCAAGTCTCTATGCTGGCTCTTGCTGAATATGTTCTATTAGGCATTTTGACGACAGTGTTGCGAATGTCTTGTTCCCTAATACTAAACTGAGCATCTTTATCATTCTGGATGCCATTTACTGTAATTCCCATTTTGTTCTCCTATGGCTCGGCAAGCCTCGCCTTGTTATTGATAAATTATTTTTTTTTAAACTTTCTTTAAGATGATCCAACCCTTTACACTTAACAAAGCATAATTTACAAATCTAAGGGCTTAAAGCAACTTAGTGACTTAATCGTATCCGTATTTAGAATCAGTAGCAGTTCCGTTGCCCTTGCGCCTAGACGCATTAATCGTTATTTCTTGCTCGGCAGTCAAACCAATCAAGAGGTGCTAATAGAGGGGTCACTCTCGTTCATGGGTTACAAATTCCCAATCCACACACCCGAATACTTTTTGTACCTTATTCGTTCCAATATTAAAAGTAAACAGAAAAGGTTACTTATAACCAAATATTATAAAATCAGCTATCGTTATATCCAAAGATAAGCATATAAGCTGGATGGTATGTATCTTTAAGTTTTTGCTTTTACGCCAGCGCAATACCTGCTGCGGTGAGGTGTTAGCTATCTTCGCAAGCTGTCGGCTGTTTACGCCTTTGCTGTTTTGTGCGGCAATTAAGCATTTGCCAGTATCGATTAATTCCATGATCTCAAACCTTGTGATATATTAATTAGGTCGGTTCCCCCGATCGACAACCTCCTATGGTTTGCCCCCCGAAAGGGGGGCTTTTTTAGCCTAGAACGGTATATCTTCATCCAACTGCTCAATGCTCATATCGGCCTGCTTTGCAGGTGCTGCTGCCTGACCATCGGTAAAGAACACTTTAACATTCCCCAGAATAGGCGTTTGCACATTAGCATCGCGTTCTTCTTTGGTGGTTGACTGGCTGATAAAGCCGTTGTTCTCGTACTGGTCTTGCTGATCTGTATCCACAAAGGTTGTCAGGTCAAGATATGTCCCCTTCGCCCCTTTATACAATCGTGACTTGTCTATCTTGGTTACATCAATTCTTACAGATAATCCTACTTTCATTTTAACTTCTCCACTTGGTTTAAAATTACATTGACGGCCTTGGTTACTTCATCGGCCAATTTTTTAATAAATCCTTCGTCTCGGCAAAATGTAACCAAAACAGGAGGAATCTGGGGGTGAAATGCAAAAGCATCCCAAGATGCTGCACCAGTCACTAGCATACAACCTTGTATTTGCTGGTAATAAGCCTTGCCCAAAGATTGTGGGTCAAGGCTATATTTAACCATTGTCTTTGCTGCTGGACATTTAATCTCAAGCCCAGTCATATAGTTTGGGTTGTGATAAATGATGCCATCGGGCGAGCAACCAAACTCTTTGCTATCGTCAAGAATAAACCCATGCTCAGTCACTTTATAGCCAGTGATATACTCATACGCCTCTCTTGCTTCTGGCTCAAGTTCAGTTCCGCGCTGCATGTGTTCATTGGTGTAAAAAGGTTCAGATTTACCTGTTAGGCGCTCCGCAATTAATTCATGGATATAATTATCAGCAGATGTAGAAGGCTTGCCAGTCTGCGTTATTAGCTTGGCAAAGTTACTTGCTGAAGGTTTACCCAGTCGTGCGGCAAACCATTCCTCAGTGCCTTGTTCGTGATCTAAAATTATCATGCTCGACCTCATTTGCAATTTTGTCATGAAATTTCTTGAAATATTCCGCAGTTGGCGTATACGCTTGGACTAAAATAGCGCAATCAACACATGAAGATTCCAATATATATGCACAGTCAGGATCGTCAGATGATCTTTGATATGCCCCCAATGCGTCATCACACATCGGGCATATCAGGCTAACAATTTTCTTGTTCATCCATACACCCTGCGCTTGTTACGCAAAGCGTGCATAGCCCTGTCAAACTGCAAAGCAAGTAGTTTGCTTGGATTTTCGCACTTAAAATGATTACAAAATGCGGCAACATCAGCATCACTTTCTTCAATCATAGCTTTAAGCTCTTTAGCTTGATCCTCAGTGATTATTGCATTAGCGACAACAGGGTTAATATCTTCTCCTGCGTATATGTAGTGGCCTAACCCGAACATTGCGAAGCACTTAACTAAACAGCGCATCTTACTGGAGTTGATAGCAAACTTATCAGGGTTTGCGATAGCCTTGTTACGATGATCCATTACAGGTAGCCACATGTGCCGCATCATCATCTGATCTTCCTCTGAGCCAGTGTGAATGTGGACCACGCAACTTATTTCAACGGTGCCTGTATCCTCGCATTTATCTTCTTCGAAATAGTAATGCAGATCAGGATAATGCTCCATCATCGTTCCGTAAGCCCAAGCCCACGAAAGGTAAGATAGATTGCCTTTCTTCTCGATATGGTTAGATACATCAATAGCAGATAGGGTCTGCCAGACCTCTTTAGATAAACTCACTTTGACCTCCTACAGTCTGTTCCTTTGTGTACTGCTCACCATAACCTGCATAGTAAGCCTCTGATTGCCCGTCTAGGGCTTGATAACCTAGAATGCAGTCGTACTCACCGCGCTCCAGATCGTTTAATTCGTTGATATTATTCATATTATTAAACCTGATAATGTTCAGCTATTTCTTCCCAATTAATACCTTCAAAGTCAAGAAAGTCCATAACAACTACATCGAGATGCTTTGTTTCTAACTCAAAATGCTCTAACCATATTTCTTTGATAAAGTCAGCAGTAATTTCAATATCATCTTCTTTGTAACCATCTAGCAAGCCGCCAAAGTGTAAATTAATAAGCCAAGTGTTTCTGTTAGTCCATCCGTTGTAATCTTGCATTTTTATTACCTTTCTTATTGAATGAGGTAACATTATTGCTCATCTAAATCATAAAGTAAACTCTTTTGTTGATTAATATGCAAAAAAAAGCCCCAATTAAGGGGCTGCGGACATAAGTTGCTACTTTGTGTCCGTTAGTACGACCAGATAGAAGGGCAGGGGAAGCCGTCCTCTTCCGTGCAGCCGTCTAGGTGGATGAATCTACCTGATCCTTTCTGCTGTATACCGATTCTCTGTATACCATGCTTCTGGGCCACTCTAATGATTTCTAAGGCGTTTTCTCCGCTGGCTAGTATATCTACCGCCTTGCCATGCGTATGCGCTCCTTTGACCTCTTTACGGGCCTCTACGGGGT